GTGCGCTGACGTTGAATAACACGCTGTCGGCACAGACACAGCAGCTAGGCGCACAGATCAATCAGGCATGGCGGTCAACAGATATCAGCACCGATCAATCACAGCTTGTCGCGGACTCTAACCGGGCCCTTGCCGAGTTCGGTGCAAAAGGTGACTACCAGCAGACCATCGCGGCGTTGGACGCTAAAGTGCAAGACACGAAGCTATTGCAACCGTCTACAAGCGGTCAGACAGCCGGTGACTTTATGCATCTTGTGCATAACTCGCAGCAGATCGCGGCACGTTGGAAGATGATTGATCCCGCCGCGATGGCAACCGTGTGCGAGCATTGGCTAGAGTTCGGTTACTCTGTTCACCGTCGCTACACGCCTCCCGCATCACTTGCCGTCATGTCGAAGTTCACATATTGGAGGTTCGGTGCTGCCAATCTTCGAGTAGCCAACATTCCCGAGGGGTTCCGTAATGCGTTGCGTGGCATTCTTGAAAAGGGTGTCAAGGTGTGGCGTGACCCGCGCGACATCAGTAACACTGATCTAGGTGATAACGATCCCCTTACCGGGATTGCGTTGCCGACATACGCGGTTGCAGAGACTATCGCACCCGTTCCCGTTCTAGACGAAAGTATCGAAATGGCTTATTCAATCATTGCAAACTCTGCCGCACCCGGTGAAACGCTTGTCGCTTCACAGCTGACAGGTGAAAGTGTCATCGTCACGTCGCCGGTGCATGTCGATCTCTTGAACAAGTTCAAGACAGGGCAGGGTGTGAGCATGCTCCCGGCTGAACTGGAAATCGTGCGCGGATACATTCGAGAGATCAACGAATCGATTGTGACCCCGTAACCATGGCCGGTAAAGAACGCGATTACGTTGCGCAGGAATATTATGCAACGCATTTGACGAACTTTTCATCGTTCGTCAACAACCCGACCAGGGACCGTAAAGCGATCATTCAGCGCATGCTTATGCGACAGATCGGAGAGATTGCGACGAACCGTTTCAAGTGGATCAACCTCCCCAAAACGATCAACCCGCGTTTTCTCGAAATGACGCTTGCACGTCACGCGCTGTCCGTTTTCTATTACGACTTCGAGCTAGGACGTTTCCTAGCCCTCCGTGGCGGTGCCGCCAACGCGGGCGACGTGCAAGACGACCCAACAACCTTTCGGGTTTTCGGTAACCGTTTCACACCCAAAACGCTACCCATCGAATACTGTGTGCCCATTTGGGCAAACTACTTTCGCGTGCCGGACTGGGACATCGTGCTCGTGTACGCCTCCCGTATTGCGGAAATCGATGTGACGTTGGAAATCAACGCGCGACAGGCTCGCCGTTCCAAAGTTGTCACGGTAGACGAGAACCGTCGTCTGTCCTATGAGAACATCATCAATCAGATCGATGAGGGCAAACCGGCTATCAAGGTGACAGAGAACATCTTGCAGGATAACGCGATTCAGGCCCTTGATCTAGGTTTGGATGTTGACAAGTCGCTTATGTCCATGCACCTGTATCGCACCCGTGTCTGGAATGAACTTATGGGCGCGCTCGGTATCAACAACTCGAACCAGGACAAAAAAGAACGGCTCGTATCCACGGAAGTTGACGCCAATAACGATCAAGTAGCGGCTACCCGTTTTGTCAACTTGAACGCCCGTCAACAGGCCGCTATCGAAATCAATGAAATGTTTGGTCTAGACATTCGCGTTGAGTACAGCGCTGACGCGAAAGCTCAGGAGCAATCCCAGACAGAGGACAACTTGCCGTTGCCGGGTATGGAATCATACTTGACGCAGGTAGACGATCCTGCAAAGCCGCAGCCTAAAGCGATTGAGGCGTAATCATGCCAGAGTTCACACTAGAACTACACCGAGTGCTTGTGTTCACCGGTGCAACGTTGGACGAAACCGGTAACCTTGTCGGTGGGCACATCGGTTTGGATGACTACCCGATTTTCGATGAGAGCTATCGGGAAACGTTGAACCGGAAAATCATCAACCGTTACTTGAATCGTGAAATCGGTTTGGAGAACCCCGAACGTTTCATCCACAACTTGTCGCGGCGTATGCATGAAATCATGCCCGCTTACAACGAGTTGTACGAAACAACCCAACTTGCGGTTGATCCGTTGCGCACGGTGGACATGCTCACCATCACGACAGGTAAAACCGAGTCTGAGCGGCAGACAACATCCGCCAACACATCGAGCACGACGGCAGGATCCAAATCCCGTCAGATTTCGTCGGACTATCCTCAGTTCCAGCTTGCCGAGAACGCGGACTATGCCACGGCGGGCGCGGACTCCAACGCCCAAAACACAGCATCCGGTACCGGGTCTGCCACGGACGCATCAACCGGTAAAGATGACGTTACCGGGGATTCACGGGTTACCGGCTACCAAGGCTCGCCCTACGATTTGATTCTCCGGGCTCGTGCCGCCATCATCAACATTGACCTTGCAATCATCGAAGAACTATCAGACCTGTTCATGCTGGTCTGGGACAACGGCACCGAGTTTCTGCCGTCCAACTGGAAAGGTAACCTGTAACCGTGAGCGACATCATCCCGGGCATCATCCCCCTGCCGAACTACCCCGGCGCTATCTCGCCATTCAGCGACACGGTACCGTTCACCGCACGTTCCGGTGCATCTTTCGCGGAAGTGTTCTACGGTTTCCGCCACCATTTCGATGCCATCGTTTTGCCCGCGCTGAACGGAAACGTTCAGGCACTCACGGACGCATGGAACGAAAACAAAGAGGCACTACAAGCCATCTTTAATCAGGCCATCATCGACCTGTCTGCCGGTGTCACAGAAGCTGTCGTCGGCGTCGAAGAGGACCGCGCCGCTGCCGACGCCGCACGCATCGCCGCAGAGGCCGCACGCGACCTTGCCGAACAGTACGCATCGGATGCCGCCATCGCCGTTGACGCATCCGTCGCGGCCATTGCGAGCGACGATGAATCCGCGTTGCGTGGCGTATTGGACGGCCTGTATGCGTCCGCGTCTGCCGTCGCAGACCTCGCAACACTGGTCACCACGGGGCGTCTGTCAGAGGAAAACCTCGCGCTACTTGCGAGCATCGATTACGTTGACGATGCCGTTGCGGCGTTGAATGATTTGATCGATGAGAAAGCCAGTCTTGCCACACAGACGACGGTGGAAACAGGTCGACTGAGCATTGCGTCACTAAACGATCGTTTCGCAGATGTCAACAAAACGGCGCTTGCCGCGAAGCTCGGTGGACGTGTTTTCATCGGGGACCAGTTCGACAAGATGCGTGCAGGGCTCATCACGCCCGCAAGCAACACGCGCGTTGTCGTGTTGGGCGATTCGCATGCCGGTGACGGTGTGGGACCCAACTTGTCCGTTGTGCCGCGACTCGCGTTCCGTGCCGGTGCATCGAGTGTCCCGCCGCTGTCTGACGTTGTTGGTCCGATTGTCGCAACGGGTATGCGTTGGTGGAACGGTTCGAGCGGGGGAGCGGGTATCGCCAACTACCTGACCGCGCCGAAGATTGTGCAGATCGGTAACGTTCAGCCGGACTACGTGATCCACATCATCGGCGCAAACGATTTTGCCGGACAGACACCCATCGTGGACTACAAGAACTATCTGCGTGACTGGTCTGCACAGATCGAAGCCGGTTCCCCGGGTGCCGTGAACGTTTACGTTCACACGCACGGTTCCCCTGCCCCGGCAGTGCCCACTATTGGATGGAACGCTTACGGTGTGGCAATGGCAGAAGTTGCCGCAGAGCTACCCGTTAAGCGTGTATACATCAACGCGGACGACGTGCTCGGTGTCCTCGGTTTGTACGGTAGCCAGAACCGGACGGACCTGAAAATCCCCACGCCTGACCTGGTGCACCTGAACGGGCACGGCGCGCGCCTGTTGGCTGACATCATCGGCGGGTATATGGGTATTCCGTCCGAAACCGATTTTGGTTCGGTTCCGCGTGTTGCGGCATTCCCGGCGTTCGTCGGCTCGCCGCTGAATGACTACCTGTTGATTACCGGTCTGTACTTGCCCCCGGTGAACTACACACGATCCGTCGACATTGCGGGCAAGTTGTATACAGCGTTCTCGCATGTTAATGACGAAGTCCACATTCAACACTTCACGGAAGAGGCCGCTGTGACTCTGTTGGGTCGCAAGCGTTTCCGTGCTACTCGTGTAGGCGCGGTGGATGTCACCCTGTCCGCCAACTTCACCATTCTGCCATTCCAGGGCGCGTATTTCCGTTTGCTCGCCGCGCCGAACACGGTGAACGGTGGACAACCGATCACGCCTGTTGCGGACGTGAACTATTCATACTTGAACGCAACACTGAACGCTCTGTGAGCCATGGCTAAGCCACGTTCGATACAGCCGTATGGAAACAGTCTCCAAGTTCTCATGGACGACGGTTCAACGTTTCTCATGTTGCCGTCCGGGGGCTCGCTATGGCTTGTCGCGAGCGAAACCGAAGCGACGGCCCCTCCGCCCGAACCGGGTAGTGAGGGGCTGTCGTGGCCGTTCCCGTTGTCTGTCGTCACCGATGACTATCGCATCCCCTCACGCCCGAAGCATGACGGTATGGATTTTTCCGGTGGACCCGCTGTAGACGGGGCACCTATCGCGTGCGCGGGTAACGGTGTCGTGTGGCGTGTCTATGACCAGACAGCGCAGGTGGGCAACTGTGTTGTTGTCGACCATGGGACGATTTTTGGTGCCAACTTCAAAACCTTGTATGCGCACATGAAACACTACCCGCCTGTTAAGGTGGGCGATCCTGTCATCAAAGGGCAAACGTTGGGGGTTGTTGGCAACACCGGGCTGTCATACGGTGCTCATCTCCACTTCGAAGTGTGGCTAAATGGTTCCGGGGGTCGTGCCGAAAAGGTGAACCCGCGTCTGTATGTGAGCTAGGATGCTGTCATGGTCAAACTGAGTTTCTACGACTACGGTCCCATCTTGTCCCGTAACGGCACCTATAACGGCGTTATTGGCGCGCGAGGGCTCGGTAAAACGTTCGGGTGTAAGCGGCGGTGCATCAAAGATGCGCTGGAACGCGGGCGACAGTTTATTCTGTTGCGTCGATACAAAGAAGAGTTGGCAGAGGCTAGGGCAACGTTTTTTGCGGACATTCAACACGAGTTCCCTGAGTGGGAGTTTCGTGTGTTTGGGCGTAACGCTCAGGCGTCTAAGCAACTCCCACCGGTAGAGGGTGAGGATGACGCCGCACGTGCTAAGCGTGAAAAGGGTCGTAAGTGGGTCACCATTGGATTTTTCGTTGCACTGTCCACAGCACAGCGCATGAAAGGCACATCCTTTCCGGACGTTTACACAATCCTGTTCGACGAGTTCATTATTGAAAAGGGTAACATTCGATACATTCAGGATGAGGTAACCGCGTTCAACAACTTCTACTCAACGGTTGATAGATGGAATGACCGTGTGAAAGTGTTTTTCCTGGCAAACTCTGTCAACATCATGAACCCGTATTTCCTGAAATGGGAGATTCGACCGGACCAGGAAAAAGAGTTTGTTGTTCGTGAAAACGGATTCATCGTGTTCCACTTCCCGGATTCTGCTAAGTTCCAGAACGAAGTGTTTCAAACAAGGTTTGGTAAGTTCATCGAGAACACTGACTATGCCGACTATGCGGTCGGTAATAAGTTCGCGGACAATCACGATATGCTTATCGAGTTGAAAGATTATCGGGCAACGTATCAGTTTAGTTTGGAGACTAAGCACGGTACGTTCTCGGTGTGGAATGCTACTGAGCGTGACGTGTCCCCGTTCGGTAACACCCTAAAGTTTTACATACAGGCCAAGCGTCCCAAAGTTGAACTTTTGTTCACGTTGCTAGCGGACAAGATGAACGAGGACAAGATACTTATGGTGAACCGTGACCGGCCCCTTGCAACACTCCGAACCGCGTTCAGACAGGGGCGTGTCATGTTCGATGCACCATCGACCCGTAACACCTTTACCGACATATTCGATGTAGGATAGACACCATGCCACGACTACCCCTAAACGGCCCCCTCCGCGTCAGCGGCGACACACTGGAGCACTACCGGCGCGGCGTCGGCCCCGCGACGGACTACGTGCGTCCTGGCAACCCCCTGCCGATCGGTACACCGATCCTGGCCCCGTTCGATGGCTACCTGACCCACTACGGGTCCCTGAGCGCTGACGGCGGGCTCGGTGTGGCGCTCGCCGGGCATGGACGTGTGTTTCATGGTCAGCACCTATCGTCCCGTCGTCCGTCCGGTGCGTTCCGTGAGGGCGACATCATCGGCCTGTCCGGAAACACGGGTAGATGGACGGATGGCCCCCACTTGCATTGTTATGTCATCGTAGAGGGTCTACGAATGAGCTTTACCGAGTTCATGCTCACCTATGGCGCGCCCGTGCTCGCCGGAAATGGAAACATCATGTCCGACCTGTCCGAAAACGACAAAGCATGGGTGCGGCTTGCCGTGCGCCAAGAGGTAGGCGCCGCGGTTGCCACCATCCCACAGGGACTCACGGCAGAGGACAAAGATTGGGCGCGGCTTATGGTGCGCCAGGAAATCGGCGGACTCCGTTGACTTCCGAACAGGACAAGCCGGGTATCAGCGCCACGGTCGCATTCGTGACCATCGCGTGTCTCGTAGGACTAGCCATCGCCGGGTCAGTGTTCATCATCCTGATCCGTCCCGACGCATCCGCGACATTCTCCAACACCATCATCATCATGATCGGTATCGCAATTTCGTTTGCCGGAACATTGGGCATCATCGCCCCCGTTGCGCGGCGAGTGAAAACCGTCGAAAAACAGACCAACGGCACGTTGTCCGTTCTGCTACAGCGAAACCGTGACCTTGTCGATGCGCTACATCAAAACGGTGTGCCGCTTCCCGAAGAGAAAAGGAATGAACCATGAACGATCTACATTCTCCGCCGTTCGAGGGTGAAGAGGATTTCACGACGGGGGCCGGGTTTCTTGCCCGCTCCCGTAAAGCGGTCGTTGCCGCCGTGGGAGCCATCGCGGCATCCGCAACGCCCGCCATCCTCGCAATCACCGGCGACGGCATCGTAACCGCCGCCGAGGTTGTGCCCGCGGCGATCATCACCGCCGGTTTCGGACTCGCCGCGTTCGTCGCTGTCTGGAACGTTCCGAATGCCCAGGCGTAACACCCTGTTCCCCCGGCCCATCGCGCCTGAAATGGTGGAGCTAGGGGACCGGGTGACCGTGACCTATAAGTCGGATCACGGCATCACCCGTGCAGCTACCGGCACCGTGTACGCCCGCGAGGACAACGGCAACGTCAGGCACATGGTGACACGTGAGGGTGCCACTCTGTTCACGTGGGACACGACAGAACACCCCGGCTACACGCTGGAACTGTTGTCACGTGCCGAATACCCTCAAGAGGGGTTGTGGACAGATTCTCTCGATGAAACACGCCATCGGCTCGCCGGGTGACACGCCCAAACAAATCCCCGCATGTTAACCAAACATGCGGGGATTTGTGCTATCATCATGACATGTACGAACTAGACGATGACGAATACACCGAAACCGACATCCTGTTAGGACTCACACGATGATCCACGCCATCCTGTATTGCACCGACTGGGTACTCGTACTCGGATACGGATTCCTGGCGGTGTGTCTTTACCCTGCCGCTGTGTGGATCGCACGCGGCATGTTCCGTCGCGAGCCTGAACCCGAAAAGCATCACCACCACTGGAACGGACGCAGCGCATGCGCATGTGGTGTCCCGTCACCTTACCGAAACAATGGCTATCTGCCATGGGAGCATGGTAAGCTGTGACCATGCACACAAACGCCGCTACCGGTTCCAATCTAACCGGGCGCGGCGTTGTGCTGTCTGAGGCCAAGCCGTGAGAGTGCCCGTGTACGGTGGCCCGCACGACGGGGCTAACCTGATCTACCAGTCGTCCGGCCAAATCATCGACGGCCAAATCGTTCAACTCGACGGATGCGCCTACACCATCCAACGCGTCAAAGACTTCCCCATCCGCGCAATATTCCAGCCCATCTACAGGAAACAGGACAATGACAACTGACCCGATCTACGGCACATCCACCGTCAACAGTGACGCCCTCGCGCGAGCCCTCGCGAAACAGGACCAAGAAGTCGCTGCCGCTGTGCGTGTACGCAACGCTGCCGCACGTGCCGAGACACACCGCATCGACATGCTGGTCGACTAATGGGCGGTCAACTAGCACGCAACGTGTCCGAACGTGAATCTTTCTATCGACAAGCTAAAGCAGACCTCCGTGAAACAGAGCTTGCCGTGCTTGACGGGGATTACGCGCGTGCTATGACGCTTGCCGCCATTGCCAACGCAAAAGCAACACTTGCGTTGTATGACGGCAACGTGTAGAATCGGTTACATGAACATCATCAGCATCGCCCTCGCGATCATCATCCCCATGTCACTCGTACCCGTCACAGACATCAACGGTGACACCATGGTCGTGCAAACATCCTGCACCATCATCACCGACGCATCCACCGGAGACACGTTCTCAAACATCATCCGCGAAGAAGCATCCACCGAACTATTCATGAACACGTGCTTTCAGCAGAGCGAACGCGACGCAGCACGTGCGTACTGGGAGAGTGTCAACTAATGTTTCAGCTATGGTGCCCCGTATTCTCATCATTCCTAGACGACAATTACGATTATCGTCAAGCCCTGCAAATGTCAACAGTCGCCCTACCAGAGCACCACGACTACGTGATCTATGTAGCCATGTAGAGCGCATGCCGTCACCCCCACACCACACCACACCACACGTCAACCCCTTTAGGTAACAATACGATCACAATGGGACGAGTTGTAGGAATCCTCCAAAGGCTTTGGGG